TTTCCAAGAACTATCCTGATGAAGAGATGATGGTTTTGGACACTTTGCTTGCGGATACTGTGAATCCAACGATTAATTTCTTTGGTACGCTTATCACATTGCTTGGTGGAGAGGCATCGGGTCAACAGATGACTACACCTTTCAATTCTGTGGCAAATAATCTTTTGCACATGTATGCTTTCGTCATTGTTATGTTGGAAGCGTTGTGCAAGAAGATGCCAGACTTCTTTGAGGAAGACTTTGATCTGGATGAGATTGCTGATGAATTTTTCGAGAAAGTTTATCGTGATACCCTTGGAGATGATGTGTATCTCAAGGTTTCTCCAGAATGTCCAGAGTACAACCATACCTCTATCCAAGGTGTGTTTTCTGGAATGGGAATTGTTTACACTATGGCGGATAAGACCGCAGAGAGTGTCCCATACATCTCCTTAAAAGAGGTGTCGTTTTTGAAGAGGAAATTTGTGGACCATGAGGCCTTTCCAGGTCTGAAGGTAGCTGCTCTTGAAAAAGAGAGTATCTATAAGATGATGGTTTACACAATTCCTTCGGGTGCGGTATCGCCCGACGAGCAGCTCGCAGCTGCACTCTGCTCGGCCCAGGCTGAAGCGTTCTTCCATGGGAGAGAATTCTATGATCAGATTTGGAATCTGATTGAGGATATCCCAAAAAGTGATGAGCTTCGTGTTCGAATGGAAGAGAACCCTCGACCCTCCTGGTATCGTATGATCCGGAGATTTATTGAGGCATCCCCGAAGCTTTTGGCTCAACAAATCGTGCCAGCGACTGAAAAGTCCGAAACGATTGAAACCAAGCGTAGTTACTGTCATGTCAATGAAATTGAACTGCAAACGTCATGGAGCGTGGACGCTTGGGGATCGACCGCTATGGAGCGTTCCTCCGAAGTCTGTATTTACAGAGGGGTAAAGCAATCCCCCAAAAATGTTCATAAGAGCAGGCGTACTAAGGAAGACCCTGACTTCGAAAACAAATTTCTTACTAAGAACTTTTTGAACACAACAGAAACTGTCTTTGGCGTTGAAACGGAAATGACCCGTGCCACTGACAAGTCAGTCATCAATCACACAGCAAACACAAAGAATGTTTTGGATCTGGTTAAGCTGTACCAGAAACAGGTCAAGAGAGAGAAACGACAACGTTGGCGTAATCGCCCAGTCGCTCAATCTGACGTGAGCCTTGACATGGGAGTCGCCCAGACAATGGGTGGCTCGGTGGATCAACACCAGGAGACGATGACTTTCGTCAATGAACCAGAAAGTGTCCACCTTGATCTCGGCACTCCAACAACGCAGACAACGAGCGACATGAATATGCCACAAGGAATTGCTTCCTATTTCAGTCGTCCAAAGTTGATCTTCACTTATGATTGGGTGGAGAACACTGGTGATGGACCCAAAGCTTCTTTTGCACCGTGTAAGGACTTTTTCACATCGACTGACATGGCAAATAAGTTGCAAGGTTACAGTCTGTTGTCATGTAAGTTACACCTGAAATTTTTGATCAATGGGTCTCCATTTTATTATGGAGCCATGATGTGTAACTACAC